TTGGGGGGGGGGTCAATGATGGTGACGATGATCCCGATACTTCTTCCAGCAGGGTTCGTATGTGGTCTCGTAGTAATACTCAACGAAGCGACCCTTTCTGTCATAGACTTCTCGATACTCTCGGTGCTCACACGTTGTGCGATACCGACGAGGACGATGGCGATGTCCATGGTAAGTATGTCTGTGGACATGGTGGTGATGGTCGCTCGTAAAGGGCTCCCAAAACTCACCCCATGTAATCGCTTGTGCAGGTGTCGCAGTAGCGAGAAGAATAAATGGAAGAGCTAGCAGTTTCATCGTCCGAATCTCCGATCCATGCGTAGTTTAACATAATACATGCCGATGATCCAGAGGGAGAAGAGAAACCCTTCTCCATAATCTAGTTTCATCCAGGCGTCAACCAATTCACCCATCTTCCTTCTCCTTTTTATTGAATCCGAAAGGGGCAAGGGTGTCTTCCAGTTTTAGTTTGAGAGCAACCGATCCGATTGCTTCCATAACTTTCAGGACATCCTCAGGTTTGGCACCTTCACCAAGTTCTTTAGCAACATACCAATACTTAGGCCAGAAAGATTCTCCAGCCTTTTCGTAGTCTTCAAGGGATAAAATCTTCATCAATCTTCCTCCGCCAGTTTAGCAAAGTAAGACATGGCATCGTCTTCATCCTCTACAGGAGAGGAAGCGACTGCCTTTGCACGAAACTCAGACACCTCACTGCCCCAAGACTCAGAAGGCATGGGTTTTGCCACGACTTCTTCCTCTTCTTCATTGAAGGTAGGACGTGCAGGTGCTGGTGCATTACCAAGGACAAGATCCAGACGTGCTTTCAGTTGCTCGTAGGTCTTGAAATTCTTAGTGTCTTCAAACTCTGCGAGAGAGTATGCTTGCTTCCAGATAGACTCCAGACGCTCATCATCATAGCCACCAAGAGTGGAGGGTGCAGCAAACTCAGACTTGTCATAATTCCAGTAACCTTCGACCTTGCGGATCTTCAGTTTGAAGTCAGCGCCTTGCCAGAAGTTAAAGGGATCGATGGGAGTCTCGTCAGCAAATGCAGGTTGCATTGCCTCAGCGAGTTTGTCAAAGATCTTCTTACCATACTTGTAAAGGAAAACCTTTCCTTCATTCTCAGGGTGAGCAGGATCACTGACCACATAGATGTTGCTGTAGTAAGAGAGCTTACGCTTCTGAGCACGAGCAACTTCCTTGTCAGAGTCACGACCAGAATTCCAGAGTTGACGATTCAACTCGGAGACGGGATCGTCTTTGCCCAGAGTGGTCAGTGAGTTTTCGATATACCACTGTCCACCAGGACCCTTGAAAGCATGGGACCAGACCTTTGCCCAAGGCATATCTTCGCCATCGGGTGCAGGAAGGAATCGGATGACAGCATAACCGTTACCCGACTTGTCCATCTCAGGTTTCCACAGACGCTCATCAGCGCCGCTTCCTGCCTGAGGTTGGTTAATCTTTTCGATCTCTCGCGTCAGTTTAGACAGACTGCCGCCTGCAGCAGACGCTTTTTTGAGGGATGCGAATGACATAATTGTATTCTCCGTATTGTTAGTGTGTAGTTGTATTGGTGACTACCCTGTAAGGATAGCATCTTATTTAGGTCCTGTCAATCTCCTGTTGTGCCGCTTGCTCAAGTGTCCTGACCATTGCTTCCATGCATTGATTCAGGTCTTGATACCCAAAGGCGTTGGAGAGTGCATTGATTCTATCCTTCATCTCAAGTGCTTGCTCGTCCTCATTGGCAGCAAGAGTTAGACGAGTATAGAACGTTTTCTGTTTTGTAATCAGACCCTTACAGTCTTCAATGTGTTTTAGTTTTTCTTCCTTGGACATGTTAGGCAACTGACTAGTTTTGTTTGCAATTCCCTGATAGGTTTGGAAGATGTTATGGAGATCAGTTTGTACCTGATCACTGTCGAAAAATTTACTCATAACTTTGCCTGTATTGCTTTTAAAGTTATCTTCTTGTATCTCTTGCAATCAATATCCAGGAAAGGTGAATACTTATGAATCCTCATAGAGACCTCTTTCCATAGAGGGTCCGTGAGTATCTTATTCAAGCGTGTTATAAAACCAAGACAAGTTTCAAATACGACAAGAGTTTCTAATGATATATCGTTTGCTAGATAGCGTTGAATGATGATGGGATGTTGTCCTTTCTTTGCAGCGAATAGTTTTTCAAACGCTGTTTCATATGGAGGATCAACATCATCAAGGAGAAGACTTACGTCTTGCTCAAACTTGTAAGTAAAAGACTCTTGGTGAGTCTTCCATTGCTTATAGTTAGTGTCAGAAAAATTACGGATGTATCCATTCTGATTAACAATAAAATTAGACACAAAGTAATCGAGTGCTTCGGTCTCAGAATACTTTGTGCCTAATTTTTTAAAGAAGTAAACATCGTTACGCCCTTGGAAAGATTTCTCACTTGCTCGTGTCTTACCACGATACTTCACATAATCATAGGTGTCTTTGGTGAAGTGATTTTTCAATGCGAGATACATTTTATACACTTCAAATCCTGTCACAGTGGCAGCACTCCCTTAGATGTTTTCTTAATAAAGTTGAAGCGTTGTGCTTCATGTCGCAGTCGCTCCTTCAAAGGTTTGGATAGCAACTTAGGGACAGTCTCTAACTCTATGTCATTCTCTTGACAGTACGTTACTACTGCCTCCACATAGGTGATTAGCCCGTTGCTAGTCTTGACCAACCTCTCGATCTCCATAGAGAATCGAGCTGCTGTCATAAACTTCTCCTCAGGATTGTCCTTTGGCATTTGCAAACTCTTCGATGTAGGATTTAAGTAGCTGTAAATAGTCATCAAGATTGTACTTCTGAAAGACCTGAATAGATCCGTCTTCAACGGCGATAAGTGTGACAATTTTCTTTACCTCTATGCCAGTGCGCTCTAAAAACATTGCAGCGTAGGCAGTCTCTTGCACAAAGTAGTGCTCAATATGCTCTTCGCTTTTCTCCTTAGTGGAGGTTTTAAAATCAACAACAGCAAGCTCACCATCGAATTCTGCAATGCAGTCAACCCGACCAGCGAGTCCAAGGTAATGTGAATAAAGAAAGGACTCTAGACAGTGGATATTATTGATACGGTTAATTGTAGACTTAGCCGCCTGAAACATTCTAACAGACAATGGATTGTTTTCCAAGTATGTGTCGAGATTCAGGTTGCCATTGATATAGTCTTCCGTGATGGAGTGGAATGCTGTGCCACGTTGAGTGGCTCGTGCTGTGATTTTGTTTGCCTCTTGCTCACCAATTTTTCTTCGCCATTGTGCGAAGAATGCAGCGTTTTTAAACGATGTGATCGAGGTAACACTCGGATAGTATTTATCAGCACCAGGGATGGGGTAAAACCTGACCCCATTTTCATTCACAGGTTCGACATCGGGAGTATCGATATCGACATTGATAAAGTTAAACATTTAGAATCCGAGATTGTACTTATTGATTAGATAGGATTTGACTAGACCAGATCTTACGATGTCTTCAATACCAAACTCAATGCAGGTAAACTCCTTCATGTTTTGAAGGATCTTAATGAAGTCTGCGATGCCAGTCCTCTCATTCTCTCTTGTAAGATCAGACTGAGTGATGTCACCACAAAACATGATCTTAGAATCTTCACCAATACGGGTGATCATCGAATCCAACTCATGGAAGTTGAGGTTAGAGAATTCATCGACAATAACAATAGCGTTATCGAGAGTGACACCACGGATAAAACTAGTAGACCAAAAAGAAATAGTCTCCTGCGCTCTGAGGTTGTCATAAAGCATGTCAAATGAATTGTCATCAGGCATACTAAACATGTATCTAACCATGTTTTTGTATGGAATCTGATAGAGTGCAGACTTATCTTCATGGTCTCCAGGAAGGAAACCAATCTCACGAGTCGGCACGAGAGACCTTACGATATAGATTTTATCATACGGTGTGTTTTCGTCAAGCACTTCCTGCAAAGCAAGATAGAGCGTGATGAAAGTCTTACCAGTGCCCGCTGCACCATGAAGCAGCAGATTCTGACCCATCGCATACTGCTCGAAAGCAGTCTCTTGGTTGGGAGTCAGAGGATTGATAGGCACCATGTAGGAGTTATCAATCGGTTTCTTTCTTTTGATCTGTTTAGCAGACATACCTGGGGGGACTGGAGGACCACCGTTGTTACGCTTTCTTGCTCTTGCCATAGTTTAAGTGTATCGACTCAGGTTTGCGCGTGGGTGCTTTGCTTGCACTTTGGACATGACTTCTTTGAAGCCGTCAGATTGTTTGGGTTGTCCGTAGGTTACCCCACCGACTCCTTCCATCCAATCTTTGTCCCAATCAGGGTTATCTTTTTTCCACTGATCGTATTCTTTCATGGTCATGTGGAGAGTTTGTTTCTCTCCTGTGGTCTTATTTATTACTGGGTAAGTAGGCATCAATCGATCCTCAATGATGGTTGTAGACAGTCGCACTCGTCAAGATGCTGAGAGCATCCGCAGTCACCCTCAGGGCACCACCCAAGCGCCTCAGAGACGACTGGGAATTGACAGATGAAATGCTGCTT